TTAGTATGGAGTATTAAACCTAATAGTTACTTTCACCAACGCTAATGCTCTGATAGAAGCAAAGGGAATATCTTTATCGGCGTGATTGGGGTTCTCACTAACCAATTTTATATAGTTCTTTCCTTTTTTACTTTTATGTATATACTTAACCGCTATCACCTCCTCCCAATCTCCTAAATCATAGCTTAGTACATACATCTCGCCAAACATAATATAATCTATATTAAGGGGTACTTCTTTATAAAGAATAGTATCTCCAGACCTTAACAAAGGTACCATACTATCACCCACTACACCAAATGCACCATCACATCTTGGAGCATTAGGTATCTTTATAGTGTCTATTATACTGGCTTTTTTGTCTCCTTTAAAAAAAGCTGATAGCCCTGCCGTAGCATCTAAGTCATACAAAGGTATTTCCTGTGATTCTATCATAGCGTCACTGGTTCTGCGATTGCCTTTGACGATAGTAATCTCACTAGATTGATTTTCGTGCTCAGGTTTTAGCATATCGCCTCTACCCGTAAGTAACCATTCGGGACCTAAATCTAAACAATTGTCTAAAATTTTATTAAGAATTCCTTCTCCTAAATCAGCATTTCGCTTTAATTGAGTACCTAAATAGCCGTTAGAGAGACCACACCTTTTTTCAAAGGAACTATTACTAACACCCTTACTATCAATATATTGAATAACTCTATTTATTGCCTTCATAAAATAATTAGAAAAAAGTTTAAAAATAATTTGCAAGTTTAAACAATTGTCTATAATTTTGTCCCCGAAAATTAATAACAACATTTAACGGGACAAATGTATGAAAAAAATAAGAATTGTTCACGAATTAAAGAAACAAATTGCAAAGGAGATAGGAGTAACTACTCAAACGGTAGAAACAGCTCTTAAGTATGTATATAACTCCGATGTACAGCAAACTATCCGTCAGCGTGCTAAAGAATTACTACAACAAGAAGCTGACGATGTACAAGTAGATGTAAAAACAAACTCAAATGATTAAGCTATGGACAAATTAATCACAATCATCGAACAGAAAGGCATTCAATTAGTAGATGCCCGTGAGCTTCACCGAAAGCTTCAAACTCGCCGAGACTTTTCCAATTGGATAAAAGGGCGCATTCAGGAGTATGGTTTTATTGCAAATGAAGACTTTTTTGTAGAAGATAATCAGTACAGAAATACTGAAAATCAGAATTTACGCCAAAATGGGCGAAAAATAGAAAAAGGACGTCCTACAATAGACTATCACCTCACAGTCAATATGGCAAAAGAGCTGGCAATGGTAGAACGCAATGAATGGGGCAGGAAAATACGCCGTTACTTCATTGAAATGGAAAAGATAGCCCAGCAATCTATCATCAAAATGCCCCCCTCTCTCAATGTTTACGGCAAGGAAGCTTTACCATACATTGAAAGCCTTCTATTACACGGCTACTCTGTCAATAGCGGTTCTTATCATCGCCGTATTCGCAAATACCCCCAGCACTTCTACCGCACTGCCCAAGGTAAGTGGTACATCAATCGTGAGTTTTTTGAGGCTCTTTTGCAACTGCGCAACGGTTATCAGCAGCTTACCAAGGTCCAAGGACTGCCACAAGTAGTACAATTAGAATTAAAACTTTATGAAGCATAACACTATGAAAGTAGGAGACAAAGTAAGAGAAATTCCAGATGAATTTGGCTGGGTAATGAAAGAAGGAGTCGGTATAGTCCTTAAAGTCTACAACGTAGGACAGGAAACTCGTGTAGATGTAGACTTCGGAGATGGAGGAATTTATATCTATTTTATAGAGCATTTAGAAAACGTTTAAACACTATGAAAAAGTTATTAAAAAAACTTCTCGCACCATTGATACGAGAAGTTATCGCGGAGGAACTTAAAGAGGTTCGCCCTATCGTTAAAGAACTTTTGAAGCGGGAAGCGGCTCGCCAACTTTCAAACATTTAAAAACCTTTTAACCCCTATTTAAAATGAAAGTAAAAACCATTTACCTCATCAATGATGACTTCCTTATCATCGGCAGAGAGATACGCACTACCTTCTTAGGTATTGTCGTAAAAAGAGAAAAAATAGAGTACCACAAACACGTGAAGTACCGCGAATAACAAAGTACACGTTTCTCATAATTTATTTTTTATCTCCCCAGTGGTTGGTGTGACCGACAGCAAGCTAAGCGCAGTTCGCAACTGCACTGGGGAACAAGGCAAAAAAACAAAACTATGTTTGAATATATCAATAACATACTATGTGTATCAGCTTCGTGGTTATATGGAGAGGGGCAAATAATGAGCGAAAGCAATTATAAGCAACTCGCCAAACGTAAAAACCTCAAAAAGCTCAATACGGGAGGTAACGGGCGTACCGCTTGGGTAGTATTCAATTCACTGCCCGAACGCTTCAAAGATAAGATAACCTCACAATGCGACCCCTACGAGCGCACCAAGCACATCCTCTTTGAAGACTACATCACCCCCGACTACTATGCCGAGAACTTCTTTGCTACCTATACCGTTGAAGGTGATGAGGGCGAACAAACCCCTATCCCTGAGGACAGACAAAAAGAGTACACGCACAACGCTATGATACTCTCTGCCTGCTACTTCATTGCTACCAACGTAGTAGTACGCAAAAAGTTTGGTAATAAACAAGTGTGGGACAATATGGCAAGCGTAGTAGCACAACTCCCCCGCCATACCTATAAACACAAACTCCCCACTAACTCGCGAGACCTCAAAGCCAAAGTCCTTGCTTTCAAAGGCGTAAAAACCTCTAAACGCTACCCTGTAGCAGGCTACGAAGGGCTTATACACAGCGGCTACCTCAATAAAACCGCCGCTAAACTCACAGGAGTAGCTGCCGAATGGACACTCGCCCGCTGGTGCAACCAAGTAAATAAATGCGCCAGTCTCACACAATTACACGCCGAGTATAACGATAAAGCTACCGGCGAAGGGTGGAAACTCATTAAGGACGAAAAAACGTTCTATAACTACCTATATGATGAGGAAATACAGCCCCTATGGTGGGGACATCGTTACGGAGAGCTCGCCTACAAAGAAAAGTACGGCTTCCAACACAAAACCAAACTGCCTACAATGCGCGACAGCCTTTGGTACAGCGATGGTACAAAACTCAACTACTATTATTTAGACGAAAACGGCAAAATGGCTACCTGCCAAGTATATGAAGTAATAGACGCCTACAGCGAAGTACTTTTAGGGTATTACATAGGTCCTAAGGAAGACTATATAGCCCAATACAACGCCTACAAAATGGCAGTGCAAACGGCAGGCTATCGCCCTTACCAAATAGCGCACGATAACCAAGGCGGACATAAGAAACTCACCTCTGGCGACTTCCTTACTAAGATAGCACAGGTACAAACTGCCACTAAGCCTTACAATGGTAAGTCAAAAACTATTGAGAGTGTATTCGGTAGGTTGCAAAGTCAGTACCTAAAGCGTGATTGGTTCTTTTCGGGTATGAATATCACTACCAAAAAAGACGAGAGTAAAGCCAATATGGAGTACATACTTGCCAACCAAAAAAGCCTCCCCACACTTGATGAGGTAAAAGAACGTTACTTGCAACGCAGGCGTGAGTGGAACGAAGCCCCCCACCCCAAAACAGGCAAACCACGCATACAAATGTACTACGAAAGCTATAACCCCGATACTAAAAAAGTAGAAATGTGGGATATGATTTCCCTATTTTGGGTTACCCGCAAAGAGCCTATCACTTGCGATGCTTCGGGTATTAGCTTCACCGAAAAGAAACAAAAATACAGCTATATGGTCTACCGTTCAGACGGCTTGCCCGATGTAGATTGGTTAGAAAAGAATATAGGCAAAAAATTCGTAGTGAAGTTTGACCCCGACAATGTAGACCTTATATATCTTTATGAAGATACCCCATTAGGGCTAAAAATGGTAACAGGTGCCGAAATTAAGAAAGAAGTACACCGCAATATACAAGAGCAAGACGACTTTGAAGCTGCCTACTTCAAACAAGTACAAAGCCTCACCGATGAGAAACGCATCAGCCGTCGCGACACTACCGAAGAGTTGTTAGAAAAATTCGGTATGAGTGCTCACCAACAAGGCTTAAGCCTCCCTGCCGTCAAAGGAGTAGAAAGCCGTAGAAAAAACAGAAAACTCACCACTGCCGATACCTTTGGCAGCTACCAAAAAGCCCTTTCTAATACCATTTGGGACGATGAGCAATGGGAAGCCCTCGAAAGCACCCCCATAACCATCAGCAATATACTATAATTATTAATAAATAAACATTGATAAAATGAACACACAAGAAAAACAACAAATCGCCCAAGCCCTCAACGATTTTTGCAACCGCAAAGGCAACCAAAACAAAGCCGCCAATGCCCTCAAAGGCGTATCAGGCGCTACTATTACCCAAGTACTTAAAGGCAATTGGGACAGTATAGCCGATAAAATGTGGCGACTCATCAAAGCCCAAATATTCGCCAAAGAAGACTGGGTGTGTGTAGAAACAGCTGCTTACCAAACCCTCACCGCCCTTATCAGCGATGCTCAAGAGCATAGCCAAGTATATGCTATCATCGCTCCTGCAGGTAGTGGCAAAACCAAAACAATGCAGCTTTACGAAAAAGAAAACCCCAACGCCTATATGGTACAGTGCAACGAGTTTTGGAATAAAAAAGCTTTTATGAGCGAACTCCTTTCAGCAATGGGACGCGACAGCAGCGGGCTCACTGTAAACGAAATGGTAAACGAAGCCGTGCGCGTGCTAAAATCTACTGAAAACCCAGTAATTCTATTAGACGAGTTCGACAAAGTAAATGACCAAGTATTATACTTCTTTATCACCCTTTACAACCTCTTAGAAGAGCATTGCGGTATTGTAATGTGCGCTACTGATTTCCTCGAAAAACGTATCAAACGAGGGCTCAAACTCAACAAAAAAGGCTATAAAGAAATATACAGCCGTATAGGGCGCAACTTCATAGAGGTAAATGCCATTACCCAAGCCGACTGCATACAAATATGCACCGCCAATGGCATCACCACAAAAACCGATATAAAAGCTGTATGGACAGATTGCGAGGGCGACCTTCGCCGTGTAAAGCGCAAAGTACACGCCCTCAAACTCGCCCACCTCGAAGCCACTAACGACTAATATTTAACAACTGACACCTAAAAATGGCACAAGCATACACCCCCAAGCAGATACTCAACAAAAAGTTCAAACTCCTATCCTTTGACGGACAATGGAAAGACTTTGTAGGCTGTCCCGACCGAGCTTTCTCTGCCATCGTATGGGGAGGCTCCTCCAGCGGCAAATCGTCCTTAGCAATGCAATGGGCGCGCTATCTTACCCAGTTTGGCAAAGTAGCCTACAACTCCTTAGAGGAAGGCGTATCGCACACCGTACAAATGAATATGGAGCGCAACTATATGGACGGTGTAGAGGGCAAGTTCCTACTATTAGACAACGAACCCCTACCCGAACTCATCGAGCGAATGAGCAAACACAAGTCCCCCGATTTCCTAATCATAGACTCCGTACAGTACCTGCGTGTAGATAAAGAAGATTACAAAAAACTCAAACGACTAATGAAAGAACGCAACAAAGCACTTATACTCATTAGCCAAGCCAATGGCAAAGAACCCAAAGGCGAGCTCGCCGACTTTGCCCGTTACGATGTAGATATGAAAATACGCGTAGAAGGCTACAAAGCCTTTGCCGAAGGAAGACTTAACGGAGGCGGACGACCCTTTGTAATATACCCCAAAAAAGCCGCCGAATATTGGGGTGATGTAGATAATTAACAAAAAACACCTATGAATACAATAGCCCAGCAAATCACCTATCGCCACGCCCTTGCCCACCAATTAGGGATCACCTATTTGCAGTACGAGAACCTACGCTATGAGTTCTATATAGATTGGTGTGTCCACCTTATACAACAAGGCAAAGCATTGCATTTAAAACCTCTCATCAGCCACGACACACTAATGAACTGGTACGATGACCAATGGTACGACCTCGTTGAGCAAACAATACAGCGACACTATAGCAATGACATTACCCTCTTTAACGCTGAGGATGTCCTCCTGCTCATCACCATCTACGCTGAGAATATCCTGCAATACTATCCCAGTATATTGCTTAAAAAAATAACCGCCCGTGTGGCTCGCACCGAAGATAAACCGAACACAATATGAGAATAGAGCCTAACGAAATAAGCGACTACGAGTATATACAACGCAAGCTCAGAGAGCAAGCCAAAGAACTACTTAAAACCGCCAAAAAACAAAAGCGTCCCGTGCGATACCTCCCGCAAGGTATTAGCGGTGATAGCGTGCGATGGTGGGCAGACCTCAAAAAATACGGCAAACTAATAACAAAATAACGATGAAAAGCAGATTTTTAGCATACACCGAAGCCCTTGCTCTTGACACCTTTTTACAGGTGCTTACCTTCGAGCAACGGCTACAAACCTGCCAATACCGCGCAGGTAAAACCGACAAAGTGCCTACCTTAGTGCAGAAGTTACAGGACTGGTGTGCTTACAATCAGTGGCAACCTCCTGCATTTCGATACGACGCTTTTACCCGCGAACTCCTATGGGAAGATGACAACGCCGAATGGCAACCGCTAAGCAAGCACCCGCTATATAAAGTAAAAGTAACAGGATATTAACAAATAACAATTATCAATTATGACAGTAGATTTAACACACCTCACAGCCGACGAACTCAAAGCAGAACTACAACGCCGTGAACAAGCACAAAACGAAAACCGCGAGGCATACAAAGCCCTCGTCAATGAGGCAATTCCACAAATCATTGGCAAGTTACAGAACTATTCAGAGCAAATCGCAGAAGTAAAGCTCCACACCTTTGAAGCCCTAAAAATTTTGTTAGATACTAAAAACGAAGTTTATGATGTTAAAGGAGACCAACAGAGCCACACCTTCACTGATGAGCACGGTAACACCATTACTTACGGATTCCGCGTTATCGACAACTGGGACGACACGGTAAATGCCGGTATAGAGAAAGTAGGTCACTTTATAGCCTCCCTCGCCAAAGACGATGACAGTGCCAAGCTCGTGTCAGTTATTAACCGCCTATTAAAAAAGGATGCAAAAGGAAATCTCAAAGCCTCCCGCGTACTCGAACTCACCCGTGTCGCCAAAGAGTTCAACAGCCCCGCCTTCACCGATGCTGTAACCATCATAGCCCAAGCCTATCGTCCACAGCGTTCGGCATTCTATATCGAAGCTAACACGATTGACGAGCAAGGCAAAAAGTGTAACATACCTTTATCGCTCTCGTCGGTAGACTTCCCCCCTGGTACCGATATTAAAAAACTCTTTCCTGTACACGAGAAGTACGAAGAGAAAGCCACCGCATAACCACACTTTTAGTTATCTCGGTAGCTAAAAGAGGCTCCTCCGCCCTTAGTCCGGTCGCTAGTACTAAGGGGACGCCCATAGGAGATCCGCTAAGGCGAGGAGCTATTTTTAAACAACGTTTAAACACCATTTAAAATGAAAAAGATTAAAGATTTAACTGTAAAAGTAACCTACACCGTAGGTTTAGAAGATGTAGAAGTCTCCGATGAAGTATTTAAACAATTAGATAAAATGGCAGACTTTGGATTTTCTGTTGAAGATTGTGAAAGTAGCAAGTATCCAGAAGCGTTTGATTGGCTTGCTTACAACATAAGAGAAAATGATGCTATGGATTGGGCATACGAAGTAGAAATTGACTAACCCCTAAAACCTAACGCCTAACAACAATGACCATACAAGTCCATCAAATCAAGATCCTCCAAACCCTTTTAAGTAAGCGTTTCAGATACCGAGAAGCCCGCCTAAACTTTGTATGTAGCTTTATTGGCAGAGAGCTTCCAAGTACCAAAAACCTCACCGAAGACGAGTTTTTCACCCTTGCCGAGCACCTTGGTTATAAGTTCGAGATGCACGCCTATTTCGATGCCCAAAACAAGCAACATTTAAAGCTATTAGCCCTATGTCACGAACTCGGTTGGCGAGATAAAATAAACCCCAAGTATGCCGACATCAAACGTCTTGGTAAGTGGTTTTGCAGTAGCAAAAACCCTTTCAAAAAAAGCCTCCAAAACCTCACCCCCAGTGAGGTAGGAAAAGTAAATAACATCTTTGAAAAAATGCTAACACAGAGATATGAAAGAAGTTAGAAAATTAGTCAATGAGAAAATTAGCATATTAGCCAATTGCCCTCACAAGCATACCGAACGCCGAACCCTTGCCCACTATGTTACAGTAGAAGTAACCGCAATATTCTGTAAAGATTGTGGCAAGCAATTAACAAAAGAACAATGGGAAGTATAATACGATTAAGAGTATGGTATGGGCTTAGGAAGCTCACCCCAAAAGTTATAAGGAAGCCCTCAATAATCATCGTCTTTGAAAACTCGTGGCATTGGAAAACCGAAGAGAAAGTAAAGCAAATGATGAAAGTAGTACACATCCGCTATCAAACAGAAGAGGAAGCCTCAGACGCCCAAATGAGTAAACATATATACAGCATTTGGGAAATACTTATCTTACACGACAAACGCTTCAAAAAATCACCCGAATTAGCCATACAGTACAATAGTTATGCTGATAGGAAGCAAATATCAGAAGCCGAACGCAACCTCATAGCCGACAAACTCCGTGCAGAGGTTTATAGTTTTTACAACCTTAAAGAGCCACAAGGCTTGCAATTATCACTCAATTTATAACCCTTTAAACACTATTAAAAATGAAAGAAACACCTACACATTATTTTTGCCATTTAGTCGGTGGCATACAAACTAAGAACAAGTTGCAAGAACAATTCTCTTGTTTTCTCAGAGGAATGGATGGCGAACTATACCAAGCAAAGGAGCTGGATAAAATAAAAGAATACATCATCGAAAAAGCCAATGAACTTAATGAAGAGTACCCCCGATGCAAACCCCTTAACATTTCCTTTGCACAATACGTAGAAAAAGATAAACATCACCTATGCGGGTTTGAGTTTGACAGCTTTATTTTAAGACCAGCTTACTTAATTAAACTATAAAAAAATGAAAATAGAACAATACCCCACTTGGCTTGTCCCCCTCGACATCGCCAAAGAACTCAAAGAAATAGGGTTTAATGAGCCTTGTATATTATACTATGATCGCAATATAGGAGAAATATTACTTGAAATAACGGTAGTAGCTTCAGAAAAATGTATGTTTAAATGGTATGAGCCGTTAGAAGAATTTAATTTCTTTTACAATAAAGGAATTAAAAATTATATAACCATACCCACCTGGGAGCAAGCCCTCGCTTGGTTCAGAGCAAAAGGCTATTACGGCAACCTCGAAGCCACCAGCAAAGGCACTTCAGCCTATATTTTCACCCCAAAATTAGACTTTGGAGAATGTTGGGAGTTTGCCTACGAGAAACATTATGAGAAAGCTCGTGAAGCCCTTTTACTTAAACTGATAGACCTTTATAAAGTAGCAAACCAATGAAAATCCCCCTTACCTTATCACGTGCCCAAGCTGAAGTCCTTGCTCGCGCCACTTTCATAGGGCAACCCCTATTCAACAACCGTGAGCAACGTGTACTTTACAGCATAATGCGCGAAGTAACCCTTAAAGCCACCCGCTTTTATATGAGCTTCGTTACGCAAAAACAACGCAAGTTTTGGCTCAAGCTCTACGAAGCCGATATGTTAGAAAAGTTCTTAGGCTACATCCTTACAATGGAACATTACGGACAATACGAACGCCAAACCCTTCTGCAAATTACCTATGATATTAACGAACAATTAGCATAATGGAAACACTATTTTATATGAAAAGTAAGCGCACAAGCGTTGAGCACTGTTTTAAATACGATTTAAACGGCGATTTAAAAGCCTTTGAAAGTGTAGGTGCTCCTCTCACCCAAAAAGGTTGGTTGTGGCTATTGCGTATTGACGTTTTTCCCTTTACGGTGGAACGTATGGAAAAACTCGCCAAAGATACCGAGCTAAAGAAAATCATAGATATAAGGAAAGTCCCCGCCTCCGTCACTTTTGAGGACTTTTGGGCAACCTACGGGCGCATCGGTACTAAGTCGGTAGCGCAACGCAAATTTGAAAAGCTCAAGCCCGAAGAAGTCATCAAAGCCTTCATAGGCATAGAGAAAGAGAAAAACAAAAAGAAGCTCGACGGTACAGCAATGCCCTACGCCGAGACCTATCTTAACCAAAAGCGATGGGAAGTGTGAGCCACACAAGCAACAAGCAATAAAAAAACGAGCCAATTAGCAAATGTAATAGTGCTAATTGGCTCGTTTCATTAATTTGCATATTTACTAATTATGCCGTACTTTTGCAGTATAAAACTTCTCTAATTGCTTTCTACTATGAAAAGACAACGACACTTTACCGCCCGCCTATACGCTCTTATCCGTGAGGAATATGAAAAGCTATCACAGCAGCAAAAATTTAAACACGGCTATATTGTATCTACCTTGTCTGAAAAGTTTCTACGTTCAGAGCGTACCATCGAAAATATCATCTTCAATAGGGTTTAATCTACTCCTAGAAAATACTTATTGTCCTCATCCTCCACCTGCAAATGTACTTGCGTAGGTTCGTAATACTTCATTGCACTACTATCGTGCAACTTACATTCAAAAGTAACCTGGTATAAGTTGCCTGCTGTACCCGTATCTATAGGCGCAAAAGCCACACGGCGCATACTGCTATAGTTTCTACCCGATGTGCCGTGAAAGTTACCAAAAAGAGCGTCTAAGCTCTTGGTAAATTCCAATGCTCCTTGTTGGTTGTAGGCCCCTTGGAAAGTGTCTAAGAAAGTCTCGTAATACAAATAAAAATCTACCTGCAAATCTACTATCTGTACCAGTTCGCCTATATCATTGATTTGTGCGGAGCGAAACCCAATAAATACGGCAGGCGTACCAAAAGGGTGCTCATCAGCTAAGAAGCCTACTTGGTTATGCCAAAGGTCTATCCAACGTATTTCGGGTAGCTTCTCGCTAATACGCTCAGCGAGTTCTATGTATAAATCTTGCCAGTGTTCCATTATTCAAAAGTTAAATTTTCGTCTGCTTTGTGTATTTCCTCTATGATAAGCTTTTCCAATTGTTTGTCTAAGGTATAGCTCTCACCAATAAACTGCCGCTTAGGTATATGTATGGTAAGACTTGTTTTTTTAGTAAGAGCCATAGCCTTATAGCGATTATTTTGGGTTTTATAGTACATAGCCCAAAAGTATTTTCGCATTTTATCAGTTACTTTCACAGTTATAGTCCCTCCCTCGTTGTGTATAGCTGCATAGCTCAATTTTTCACCGGCTGAAATCACTACCCTTTCAGGTGACTGCTCTGCTATACGCAGGCTATTTTTGAGCGTAAGCGACTGCTGTAGTGTTTTATGAGGCAACGCGTCTACACGCTTTACCCAAGGGATAAACGAAGCATCGGTGAAGCCCTGCTTTATAAATGATTGCATAAAGAAAGTCCGCGCCTTTTGTGCTACCTTTGGGGATATGTTTTTAAATATCTCCCTTACCATAGCCTCAAAGTTTGGTGTCTGAAAATTTGCCATAAATAGAATTTAAATCATTTTTATTTGCTATTTAAAAAAGTATTTGTACTTTTGCGGTGTAATAGGCTATCCTTTACAACTCGCGGGGGGAGGGCGCTCCTGCCGCTACCAGAGTAAAGCCTTGATGTTTAATTTATTAGACATTAAGGCTTTGCTTATTTTAATGATTTTAGCTTTTCAACTATTTTTAAATAGTCTTTAAATAACTCTTCTTTTGTGAAAGAAATAGCTCTATTTCCATTGATAAAGTACATTTCTTTCAAAAAATCAGCTCCTTTATAGTTCATTATTTTACCTTTCAGATGTTTTGTAATATCAGTTGCAGACCAACCTTTAAACTCAGTAATATCATACACAATAGTTCCTACTCCTTGTGCTTTTGCGTATTCTAAATTCTTTTTGATTCCTGTGTAAGATATAGACTCTTTTCTGTCGGCTATATTTCCCTTTATCTCATATTCGGGGTTCTTATACCCTTCAATAATTATATGCGGGCGTATATTCATACTTACGCCCAAGTTGTCGGCAATGATAATAGCACTTTTTAGGTTTTTAGCAAGGTCGCTTTCGTCGGCAAAGGGGCTTACCTTTACCATTGCCCCGTTTTTAGCCTCATAAACTTCTGTATAGGGTGCTTTTAGTTTGCTTAGTTCAAAGGCTTTTTTAGTGTCGCTGTCGGCATCTAAGGCGAGGGCAAAGTAAGGATGAGGTTTGCCCTGATTGCTGCTATCCTCTTTGAACACTTGCCCACTAATGCCTACATTACCACGAAACTCTTTAGGAAAGTCTTTATCGCTAAGCTGAGGCATATCACCCATACTTGCGGGTTCCGCTGTTTGTACGACATAGCAACGGCAACGCCAGCCATTGGGCGGATAGAAGTCCTTCCAAAAGTCGCTTTCAATAGGAGCAATAAAGCCCTCTAAGGGGCGATGCTCTTCTCGTACTCTTTCGTCTTTTTGGGTACAATACTTTAGGTTAGGGTATAAGTCTTTACGCTTTACATACTCCTGCCAATTAGCAGCGTGGTAGCCCGCTTGTTTGGCTGTTTGCCACTCAGCTTGAAGGTAGTTCTTGTTGTACTTAGGGTTTAGCTTCTGTACTTCTTGTAGGAATGTTTGCCAATTCTTGCCTTTGTCTGAGCGTAAGATTTCATTTATTTGCTGTAGGAGTACATAGTTTTTTGCCCCGCTAAACTTGTATAGGTTACGCTGCATTTGCAGCACTTCGGGCGAGATAGCTCCCGTTTGTTTATTCACCTTGAAGTTATCTTTGCCAAAGCCCTCCCACATAGCCCCATTAAGTTCTTTGTAGGTTTCTAAAATATAGCCGTCGGATAGTTCTCCTTTTTTGAGGGTGCCATTGTATCTATCTTTAGCTATTTGTTCCATTACCTTTAGCCAACCTGTAAGGTCTAAGGCGTGGGTGTCGTGCGCACACTCACAGTGGCTATGTGTATAGAGCTGCTCAGCACGCAACAGAGCTTTGCGCAGTTGCCAACGCTCGTTTAGGGTGTTATCGTATAGGCTTTTTTTTTTTCGTTCCCAATCGCTGTGAGCGTTGGCGTGGTATCTTTGATGCCTACGATTTTCAGCCCTGTGATTGCCTCTACCTGCTCGGGGTCGAAGTCGTAATGTACGCCGAGGGTTTGGACGATGTTGCAGAGCTTCTCGGTGGTCATTGGCTCTTCGTCGTCCCATTCAAAGCGCAAGGAAGCGAGCGGGGCATAGAGGGGTGAGAGCTTAACCAGTAGCGGGATAAGGTAGGTATTGATGTAGTGCTTTACCAGTATCTTGTCCGACTCAAAGCGGAAGGAGGCGAGCTCAAACTGCACTTCTACTGATCCTACAAAGCCCTTCTCATCGGTTAAGCCTGTACCGCCTAAGAAGCGTTTGGAAATCTCGTTGTCGGCACGCTTGATAAGGCTGTCGAATACCCCCTCGCCGTTGTTGCCGCCTGTGAGGTTAGGTATCTCAAACTTATCAGCACCTACACCTATCATAAAGGGGCTGGCTTTAAAGTTCTCGGCAGCTTCACGCAGCTGGTCTATATGTGTTTGGTCGTCGCGGTCAGTGGTGATAAACAGAGGCGGAACACCATACTTCTCAATGTAGTCTAACCACGAGCCCAAACCGAGCTTTTTAGCAAGCACAATAGGAGCGACGAGGGTGTAGAGCCCAAGGTCGTTGTAGTCCTTACCTATTTGAATGTAATAGTTGCTGAGCTTGCCGTCCCTATACGAGGTGCCTGTGGTATCGCCTGTCTCTTTGAGGATAATACCTTTCAGGGCGTTGAAGTGTCCTTGGGGTATTTCGGTAACTTCAGTAAGGCGTCCTTCTCCATCGGTTTTGATGAGCTCCAACAGGGTAGTACCTTGAAACTTGCTCATCAGCACATACTTTACAAAGTCTTGGAACCACACCGTCTCGAAGAGCTTTTTAGCCTCATCGTTGCGCTCGCCGTGCTCATTTACCACCCTGAAAGGCGATTGCTGAGTTTTGGCAATGCGGCTTTCGACCACCGAGCCGAGGTGGTTGTCTTGCTCTAAGTTGTCGTAAAGCTCACGCAGCCGAGCCTTATCGGGGTTCTCGAGGTCAGTGGCAAGCATTACAGCACTCTTCCAACTCTGTAAAGTCTGCACGCGGAGCATCTTAGCCCTATGCTGAAGCGTAGTGCTGGGGGCACTACTGCGTGGAGAAGTGCCCAAGGCTGCTTTTAGGGCTAAGTACGAGGCTTTGCGCAGTACAAAGCCCTCTATCTTTTGGTATGCTTTGCTAAATATATTCATCTCTATATGTAAAAATCTTCGTTTCTGAGGTTGCCGAAAATGCTGTCGGCTTTCTTGTTGTTAGGGTCGTCAGGCTTCTTAGGCAAGTCCTCTAAGATGATGATGCCCTTAGAGAGCTTTTCGAGCTCTTTCTCAGCCCATTCTTTGTTCTTTTCGGTAAAGCTATTAGCGTTGTACTTGCGATAGGCATTGCGCGAAAAGACATCCGAGAGCACCAAGAAGGTGAGGATACGCCCCAACAAAGGATTGTAGATAGGCTTATCTTTATCAAAAATAGCCTCTACATTGTAAAAGCGTTTTAAAAGACTTTTAAAGATGGCAATATGCTCGCCCTCACTTTCAGCAAGTGCCTGCTCAAAGTCTTTGCTACTCTCATCTATCGAGCGCTCAAAGGCTTTGGATATTAACTGTTCTTTCTTTAAATACTGCATAACTAATACTTATATAAATCGGTGTGCTCGTAGCACTGCTCGTAGCACTCGTAGCACTCACCAGCGATTGATGCCTTTAGGTTTTACGAATACCGCCTTAAAGCTCTTCTCAGGCATATAGATTTCGAGGTCTTTGGTGGCAATTTGGTGTGCATCAGCCCAGTCGTCGTGCACTTTATAGTTAGGTTCTATCCCTTTAAGTTGCCCCGTGCCCGTTTGCATATCTACCGAGCCTTTGAGCTTTTCGTTGTAGTAGATACGCCCATTTTGGTAATAAGGCTGCAAACTCATCAGGCGGTCAAACTTCTTACTCTTATCAAGGCTGCGCTTAAAGATGTTCAGACGTACCCCTCGCTCGCGCTGCACTTCCTCTAATACACGCTGCACTTCATCATTCCAAAACTGCGCCTCATACTGCCAATGCACCACCACCGTAGCGGGCAAAGCCTTCTGAAAGTCGCACATCCACTCCACGGCAGCGCGCATCTTGCTTTGGCGACAGAAGGTACTTATCACGTAAAAACGCCCCTCCTTTAATCCTTCCACCACCACAGCATTGTAGTCGCTGGTCGTGTTGCCAGCGTAGGCAATATCCCAATGCCCGATGATGTACTCCATAGTGCGCAATTGCGGCAGCGGCACCCATTGAAACTGCTCATCTTTGAACACCACCCCCTCCACGTGCGGAGCGTTGTTGTACTCAGCATTTCCTGCCAGCTCACCGATACCATTATCACCATATACCAAGTCGTAAAAGTAATCAGCAGGGTACTTCCCTGCCCACGTAGGAGCGAAAGTTACGGGGTCGTAGGCATTCACCTGATGCACGCGCCAAGTAGGGTGCTTCTCCTGCAAAAGGGTCTGTATCATCACAGGCGCAAAGCGGTTATTCGCCTGAATAAAACGCCTGTACTTACCATCCATAGTGGGGATAACAGCCGTATCTATCCACGAGGCTATCTCAGCCTGACGGCGCGGGTTTTTATTGATCTCCCTATCCTCTAAGTCGTCCGCTACAATGTGCGTAGGACGCTTGTTCTTTACGCGCAGCCCGCGGGTGTTCTGTCCCATACCCAAAGCCTGAGCAATAAAGCCCCCTTTGGTGATAAAAAAACCATCTTCCCAACTGCCAAGCTGCTTCTGCTCACCAAAGTCAGCGAGGATTTGAGCATTTACCTCAAACTCCGCCCGTATATCCTCAAGCAGCTGCTCAGCACGCTCCTGTGAGTTGCCGATGATCACCAAGTACACAGGCTCACCCCGCAGCCATAGCCAAAAGGGAATAAAAATATCGTTCCACACCGATTTGGCAAGCGCACGCCCCCACTGACAGAAACCTTTAAAAGCAGGGTTCTTCCCCACCATTGCCGCCCATTGCAATTGAAAGTCAGCACAAGGAGCATCGGCATAGTGAGCAAAGTAACGGGCGACCATCTTAGCAGGGTCTTTGCGGCACGCCTCAATGGTAGCCCTCCGCTCTTCGGGCGTTTCCCCAGCAAAGCGAGCCCCAGAGGAACGCGCAAAAGCCAGTTTCTGTAAGTAGCGTTCCTGTTTAACCTTATCTATCTGTTTCATAACTTAGTAGCTATCTCGTGTAAATGCGCCTCCTGAAAGTCGAGCGTCTGCATATAAAGCCCTTGGTCAAAGCTGCGTAAAGCATCAAAGACACTTTCCATCACCTCCATATACACCGTAAGGGTGATCCTCGTTTCCTTGTTTACACTCTCAATGCGCTTATTCCACTTCGCAATCGCATCGTCAATAGTTGCACTCTGTCGGCGCAAATCGTACAGCTCCTTAGCCACCTCTGAACTGTCGTCCACACTGTCCTTTTCCTGCTCAAGAGCTTTAATACGCTCAATGATTTGGATACGCTCCTCAGTGAGCGAATCAGCCACCTGTTGCAAACGCTCGATGCGCTCCTTGCCCGCATTCGTCTTCGCATCGCGTATCTTCTTCCATTCCCCTTCCTTTACCCAGCGGTCTACCGTACGCTTATTTACACTCAGCTGCACTGCAATCTCCTCAGAGCCTTTATTCTGCTCTACAAATAAAATGCGTGCCGCTTTCTTTTCTGTCTCTTTTGCCATATCTTAGCTTTTAGTTTATACTCATTTCTAACCTCTATCCCCTGACCACTAACTCACTATAAAATCAAGATGAATAGCCCAAATGCTAATACCCTCTTTGCGGTCGAGGATTTGCTTATCCTCCTCAGTGAAGGCAGTAGCAGGCTGCAATCCACGAGTCGTGTAATAGCCGAGAATATCCCTATCGGTAGCAATCCCATCAGGCACCTGAAGGTTTTGCCCTGCACTGAGCTCATCAGTAAGACTTACAGCATTTGCCAAAGCCAAGTCAAAAAGCCCCTCAAGGCTCCCTGTGTGCTGCAAACAAGCATCTAATAGAGATTGATTATGTAATACTATTATCTGCATATCCTTTTATCTTTTTTCTCAGTTCGCTGTTCTCTGCTTTAAGTGAGGCAATCACCCGCTTTTGCACTGCAATCTCATCCTCTAAGAGCTGAATCTTTCGGTTGTACAACTCTTCAAACTCTTTAAACTTCTTTTCATAGCGCATAGGCAAATCGTCCAACATATCCTTATACTGCTGTATCTGCTTGCCTCGGTTCTCTATGTCAATGGTTTGGGTTTCAGCATTACGCTTTTTGCGCTCCACTATCCATCCGATAGCCGTGCCTATAAAACCCATCCCAAAGAGCGCTGTAAATATATCCACTGTGTTCATCTTAGCTTATGGTATAATTGAATACACCACTGACTGTACCCCCACTTTGTGAGGCTAAACCTTGGGTGTAGGTGATTTTAATTTGTTTTATCTGTTTTATTACAGCCTGAGCGATCTTCTCGGCAATGCGCTCAAGGCTTGCCTCGTAGTCCTCCTCTTCGGTTTGTTCTGCTTTGAAGGCTTCCTTGATATCTCTTTTAAGTTCTTCTGTGTTGAGCATTTTATGTGTCTTTAAAAAGGTTCTATTCTATATCTCTTTGATGCTAAGCGGTAGTAATCAATCAGCGCCATTTTTTCATAATCATTCTCTTTGTAAAGCTCCTGTGGCACCTTCACAATAAAATCCACCCCTGTATCTGCATAAGCATCTCTGAGCTGCAAAAATAGCTTCCCCAAGTATTTAGGGCGCTGTTCTGCACGTGTGTATATATAAGTACGACTGTGCTTATTACCATCAGTGATGTATATACGTTTCCGCTCAGGGTCGTATTTATCATTAAGCACTTTCTCAAGGTAGCACACCTGTCCATTGTGGCTAAGCCTATAAAGTGCATCCGCGCGCTCCGTGATAAAAGAGCCGTGTAAGCTCTCCAAAGGCTGCAACAAACTCCTCAGCCACGCCACCATCTTACGTTTGCGCAAAAAAGTAGGTAGCTGCCCTATACCCAACCTCTGAGCCGAATACTTTATGATCTTATCTATCATCATAACTCCGATTTAAGTATATATCTTACAGACGAGCGTACCTCCACAGGGTCATCCTCTCCCAAGTACACTGCAAAATAACCACTCTCAGGCACCTTTATAATATTGATACTCTCCCAGTCCCCGTACGAACCCTTCAGAGGGTCAATCCAACGTGTCTGTACCTCTTTAAGCGCTACATCCATCACTCCACGAGCACCCTGTATCTTATCCACTAACTTCTGCACCGAAAGCTCACCATCAAAAGGCAACTCCTTCATAAAACCCTCAATAGCATCCCTTACAGGCTTCTCCCCTGAGGTGATGTCAGTGCCATTCTTATCAAGCACCAAAGCATCGCGCACAATCTCAAGATGCAGTTTTAACTGGTCAGGCAAATAATTAATCACCGTCACAGGCACCCCAGCATCCTTAATCCGAGCCATATACGCACCAAACGACTTTTCAACATCACTACTCAGCTGTGAGAGCTTCCCATCCTTTTCCCCCGCTATCTTCACAATCAAGCGTGTAGCACCTTCACCCTCTGTTACAGCAGCATATTTTACCACCTTCGAGGCAGCAATCTGCTCCTCACTCTTTCCCCTATTATCAAAAAGATCACTTTCTGCCAGCAAGTTAAACCCATATTGAAAAGCCAGTGCCTTCTCCCGATACCAGCGCGCTGTATGAGGCTTAAGCCTACTGAGCCGCTCATCTATATCCGCCTTGTGCAACTCAAACGACTTCTCAAGGCTCTGTATCACAAAAGCAATGATATACACCCACAAGCGCCACACAGCCACCTTCGAAGTGCTGTTAAGCTCCACAAGTGCCCCCTCATTCTCCTTAGCCTTATAAATCTCATTTTCTATTTCTTCTACACTCCGTGCCATAATATTCTTAAAACTTTGCCGCAAAGGTACTCCCACCACGCCACCCCTTAAAATTCCCGTCCCAAAATAGGCAGTAAATCACACCTAAATTAGGTGTAATTTACTGCCCAATTTGGGACAGCTATTTGCTCACAATCCCCACTTGTTACAACTTTGCACCGTCAAAAACAACAATCGTGAAAAACCTAATCGCACATATCAACGCTGACGCCTTAGAGCTCCGCATCACAGGGCGCATCTACTTCGGATGGACTGCCGACGACCTCCGCTATGAGATAGATCAGGCACTTCGCCAAGGCATCAAAACCGCCACCGTCTATCTCAACACCGAAGGCGGCTCCGTTTACGACGCCTCCGAAATCGTCAATCAACTCCGCCGTCTTCAAAGCGTAAAGATAAAAGCGGGCGCACTGGTTGCCAGCGCAGGCACCTATATAATGGCACACTTCCCCGCAGAGGCTTACGCTTCCTCACAGTTTATGATCCACAAACCCCTGACACAGTTCACAGGCAACATAGACCAGATGCAAGCCGATATGAAAGCCTTAGAGAATATCACCGCCCTCTACCGCACCACCTACGCCAAACGCTTTAATAAAACCGAAGAAGAGATAAACACCCTTTGGAAGCAAGACTACTGGATGAGCGCACAAGAAGCCCTTACCCTCGGGCTTATCACCCAAATCGTAGACGGCAACCCCGAGTACAACGACGAAACCCTTGCAATGATGCAAGCCTGTGGCTGTCCTAAAATACCAGCCCCAAAACAAGAAAATAACAAAAAAGTAAATGTACAAAAAATGGATAGAGACAAACTAATCGCCTCCCTCGGCTTGGCAAAAGACGCCACCGACGAGCAAATCACAGCGCGCATTAATGCACTCAGAGAAAAAGAAGCTGATGAGCAAGCAGCCGCTAAAACACGTGCCGAAAAGCTCGTTCATCAAGCTATCTTACAGCGTAAGATCACCGCAGACCTCAAAGAGACTTATGTAGGCTTAGCCACTGCTGAGTACGACAAAACCAAAGACCTCTTTGACAAGATGCAAGGTGTAACCCCTGCCTCTGAAACCATCAACCACAAGCCTAATGCTTCGGCTGATGATCACAGGGGCTGGACTATCGAAGACTATATCGAAAAAGACCCTGAAGCCCTTGAGGCTCTCATTGACAGCAACCCCGAAAGAGTTGCTGAGCTTAACAAACAGTATTTAAACAGTAAGTAAAATGCCCATAAAATCAGAAAATTTAGCAGTAAAGAATGAGCTGGCAGAAGCTGAGCTTATCAAGAATTTTAGGCACGAAAACACTTGGCTTGGTGCCGTAAAGAGTAAGAATGGATGGGTAGGATACAATGTTATCAAAATACCTGTTCAAGGTGCTGCACCTAAGGTATTGATAGATAATAAGACGTATCCTATCAGTAATAAGGTGCGTGAAGACGGTAGGGTAGTAGTTACGCTTCACAAGTATGAAACTACTAACACAGCTGTAACCACCGATGAGTTGTACGCGCTCCCTTATGAAAAAGTAAGTGATGTGCAGCAGCAACATCGCGAAACCCTTGAGGATGAAACCGCACAGCACGCTTTGCAGTCCATCGCTCCACAGAAAAACACTGCAAACACACCCGTGCTTACTACCACAGGTGAAGCAGATGAAAATGGTAGAAAGCGGCTGACAGCCAAAGACCTTATCAACCTGAAAAAGCAGCTTGATAAGCTCAAAGTGCCTAAGGGAGGGCGTGTGTTGGTGCTCTGTGCTGATCACGTAGCAGACTTACTTTTGGAAGACCTCACTTTCAAAACCCGTTACCAAAACACAGCCACAGGGCAAATAGCCTCTAACTACTACGGGTTTGAGGTCTACGAAAGCACCTACGCACCTACCTACAACAGCGGTGAAAAAGAAGCCTTTGGGGTAGCAGCTCAAGGAAAGGAAGCCTCTATTGTCTTCCACAAGAACTATACCGTAAAGGGAACGGGTACTGTAACCCGCTATGCGAGGGATAAGAAAGATGACCCTGAAAATCGCCAACATACCATCGGCTTTGAGCTATACTTCGTTTGTGTAGCTATCAAAGACGAGGGGACGGCAGCCATCATCTCAGGCTAAAAGAGAGCACGAGCCGTGCAGGCAATGAACGTTTGCACGGCTTTTTAAAAATAATTTAAACAGTATTTGAAAATGGAAACATTCAGTATAGAAGAGCTCAAATTGAGAGCTCAAGGAGTCATAGAAAAGAATGGACTCAAAGAGGTGTATGTTACCGAAGATGGACAGGTATTTTTTGATGAAAACCGCGCTCATCTTCACGCTTCGGGTCAGATGAAAGTTTACTCTTTTAAGAGAGAAGGCAAGGCTAAGAATGAAGCCCCAAAAGATGAAAGTGTAAATTCTTCAGAGGGAGAAAACACTAAAAGTAATGGTTCGTGGTTTAAACCTAAAAAATAAGCTATGGGATATTTAGAAGGATTTAGAATAAAAAAAGCAGACGGCGGACTCGGTCGCACTGAGGATACTGCCGACAATGTGTTCTTGCTGGTGGGGGCTATCCCCACCACAGGCACACAGCTGACCGCCGATAAAGCAGAGCTACTCATACAGCTCAAAGACGCCGAAGCACTTGGCATTACCGAGAGCTTTGATGCTAACAACCACACACTGGCACATCACCACCTCTCCGAAGTATTCCGATTAGCCCCTGCGTGCAGCATCTACTTCTTGCCCGTAGAGGCAGGTGTAAAACTCCAAGACAAAGCCGAGGTAATCCTAAAAACCCTACGAGGCAACTCCGATATCAAAGGCATTGCCGCCTTCGGCTTTGATAACGATCTGAGCACCGTAGCCGCCGATGTAGACCAGTTGCAAACCGCCATCATCGATGCCGTAAAGAAAGACGGCATCCTCATTGACTTTCTCCTTCTGGAAGGCAAAGGCAAAGAAGGCTTAGCCATCAACAGCCTCCCCAACCTCAAAGAGAAAGCAGCCCCACAAGTCTCCGTAGTCATCGCACAAGATAGCGCCATAGCCGCCCTCTCCGAGCACTACAAATACTACGCCGCCATCGGGGCAGCCCTCGGTATGCTCGCCGTGCGCAACGTCAGCGAGAGCTTAGGCTCCGTGGACATCGAAACCAAACCCGAAGACGCCAAAGGCGGTAGCACCTACCCCCTGACTGACACAGGGCGCAAACGCTTTATCTCAGCAAGCATCTCCACAGGTGTAAGTACCGACGCCCTCAGCAATGAGCAACTCAAGCTGCTCAAAGATAGGGGCTATATCATAGCAGGAAGCTACCCCGACACCGCAGGCATCTACTTCTCAGCAGCCCCCACCTGCACCAGCAAAGCCTCCGATTACAGCTACATTCAGAACAACCGCGTATGGAACAAAGCAGTCCGCATCTTGCGCCGTACCACCACACCACGCATACAAGCCAAACTGCCCAAAGATCCCACCACAGGCTACCTGAAGGACACCACTGTAACCTCCCTGCAAGAACTCGCTTCCAAAGCCATCGAAAAGCAAATGCTCACCACAGGCGAAATCGACGGCTTAAAGGTAAGCATCAGCCCCAAGCAAGTCGTAGATGAGGACAAACCCCTCGTCGCCGTACTGCGCATCGTAATGCCCGACATCCTCTACATCATTGAGGGCAATGTAGGATTAACAAACAAGTTATAACATTATGGCAAAGACAACAATTATAAACCAATTCGGAAAGCTCCAAGGCTGGAACAACATCACCCTCAACCTCTTGGGGCGTGATGTAGTAGGCATCACCGAGCTGAGCTACTCCGACACCACCAAGAAAGAAAACGTAATGGCAGCAGGCGCCTACCCCGTAGGTCGCTCCGAAAGCAACTACGAAGCAAAAGCCTCTATCACCCTTCTCAAAGAAGAAATAGACGCCATCCTCGCCTCACTGCCCAAAGGCAAACGCCTTCAAGACATAGAGCCCTTTGATATGATCGCCGCCTACGAAAAGAAAGACAGCACCATCCAAAAGGACGCTATCCGCAACGTCGAGTTCACAGGCAACGGCGTAGATGTAAAGCAAGGCGACGGCTCCATAGCCGTAAAATGCGAGCTGATCATCTCCCACATCGACTGGAACATCTAAGTCACAGCAAGGTAAACAATAATTTAAATAAGTAAGATGAAACCATACACACAAGCAGAATTAGAGGACTTCAAAGCTAAATACCCACGTGTAGTGCGTGAAATTGAGGTATATCCTTCAGGCACTACTTTCGATAAGGACGGCACCCCAAGTGAGGAGCCTGCCTGCTTTTTAGTGAAGAAGCCCAACAAAAGCCTACTAAGCCTTATCACCAGCAAAGAGTATAAAGATGCTCCCGAGAAAATCAACGAAGCAGTGGTGAAAAACTGCGTTCTTTTGGGTGATACTGAGCTGATGGAAAGCGATGCCTCTGTTTATATGGGGCTGGTTACTGAGCTTAGCACGATGATTGAGACGGCGAAGGTAGCCTTAAAAAAAGTATAGAGGGGTCGCTGTTAGAGCTTGACACCTACGACTTTCTCGAAGGTATTGACGCTCTTATCACAGCCTATACGGATAAAGACCCCACTACTATGGAAGATGAGGAGTATATCCGCACCTTTCAGGCAATAGACTTCCGACTGAAGTGTGAGGAGCGACTTCATTATCGTGCTACAAAACTTGCCCTTATTGAAACCCTTAACGAATTTTTCTCTAAAGCAACCCCTTAGATGAGCAGTTACACTACCACTTGGACTTTCTCCGCTACTGACAATGTCAGCAGCGTAATAGCCCGTGCACAGCAGAAGGTAGAGGAAGCTACGGAAAAGGTAAGCACTTTTAGAGAACGCCTTAGCCAGCTCTCTGCTATCAATTGGCAGGCAGCCTCACAGGGACTGAGTAGCTTTTTAGAGCTTTTCTCTCGTGGGGCGCAAACGGGTGAGCAGTACGAGGCTGCACTCTTAGACGTTTCGGCAATCACAGGCATTACAGGCGAAGGGTTGGATAAGCTCGGCAGCCGTGCACGCGACCTTGCCAAAGAGTTCGGCGGGAGTGCTACGGATAACCTTTCTACTTTTCAGACCATCCTCTCGCGCTTGGGTCCTCAGATAGGTGAAAGCGATGAGGCACTCTCTAAGATGGGAAAGTATGCCAACACGCTTGCTAAGACAATGGGCGGCGATGTAGTAGGGGCTACCGATGCGCTTACTACCTCAATGCTACAGTTCGGGGTAGACCTTACCAACCCTATTGAAGCTGCTGGGGCTATGGAGCGAATGATGAACGTAATGGCAGCAGGAGCCAAAGAAGGTGCTGCCGAAGTGCCTCAGATAGCCCAAGCTCTTGTAAATGCTGGGGGAGCTGCAAAGCTCTCTAATGTGAGTTTTGAAGAGACTAACGCGGCTCTCCAAGCCTTAGCCCAAAGTGGTAAATACGGCGCAGAGGCAGGGGTAGGCTTGCGTAACGTGCTTATTAAGATGAATGCCCCCTCAGCACTTTCCAAAGAGGCTACCGAGATGCTAAAAGCCTATGGGGTAAATATGCAGAAGGTGTCCGACACTGCATTGCCTTTTGCTGAGCGTCTTAGGGAGTTGCAAAAGGTAGGTAAGGATACCGATGTGCTGGCGGCTGTCTTTGGTGCTGAGAATATCCAAGCAGCACAAGGACTTATTAATACTGCCGATGCACAGGCTGAGCTCACCCAGCAGATAACAGGCACCAACGTAGCAGTAGAGCAATCGCAGACGGTGATGGGTGGCTGGAGTGAGAAGATGAGTCGCGTACACGCGTGGCTTGAAGATGTGAAGATTGCTTGCTTTGGAGCTTTTAAGTACTTAGGGGTGATGGGTGATGCCTTGGGTGGTGCTGTTTCAGTGGCAGGCGACTTAGGGGCTGCGTGGTCAGGACTGGGTCCTATTATCACCTCTTTTGGCTCTTGGCTCAGCAAAACCGTTGTCGCTCAAAAGCTGATGGTTGTATGGACAAAGATTGCCACCGCAGCGCAATGGCTGTGGAATGTAGCTTTATCAGCAAACCCTATCGGTATTATCATTGTAGCCATAGGAGCGCTTATCGCTGGTATTGCTTACCTTGCCTCAAAAGTTAGTGGCTGGGGTGAGGCTTGGAAACACACTTGGAACGGTGCAAAGCTACTGGTTCAAACGTGGGTAGAAGGGGTAAAACTCTACTGGAATACACTTGTCAATGGCTTAATGATTGGTATCAACAAGATTAAAGAGGGTTGGTACAACTTTAAGAATGCAATGGGTATCGGCGATAAAGCTGAGAACAACAAGATGCTGGCACAGATACACGCCGATACTGAAGCCCGTAAGCAAGCTATTGCTGACAGTGCTAAAAAGGCAGTAGAGACAGGTAAGAAAGCTGCTGAGGAGTTTAAAAAAGCTGGACAATCGCTTCATTGGAAAAGTGATGAGAAGAAAGAGGAAGCTACTAAAAAGCCTACTGCCAGTGGTACACTATCACCTGCCTCTGCTATTGGAGATAATACTAATGGCAAAGGGGCAGACCTCGCTACAAGCAAAAGTGGTGACAAAGGCAGTGGCAAAGCTGATACACTCAGTATAGGTGGCGGCTCAGGGGGTGGGGGTAGTAAGACTATCAATGTGAATATACAGATGACGAACACCTTTACCATTGACAAGAACATAGGTAGCAAGGAGTCAGCTGCTAACCAAGTCATCGGACTTATCAATGACCGTATGCGCGATGCCGTAGTGACCCTCTAAGATATGAAAGACATTTTACTAAAAGACAACGATTTAGAAATCATCGGTGGTGATTTTGTCATTGGTGAGAGTGAGCTGCAAGAGGTTGCTCTTTTGCTGCAACTCTACCAAGGCAACCTAAAAAGCGATCCACTGGTAGGTATCAACGCCGTAGAGTGGGTACAGGCAAAGCACGACCCTGTGGCAATTGAGAAACGCGTAAAGGTACAGTTAGAACGTGATGGTAAAGACTATGAGCGTATCAAGAAACAAATTAAAATAAGCAATGGACAACCGCTATAACATAGGACAACTCTTTCAGGCAGCCTTCGGCACCACCCCGCCTGTATACCTTACCGCACCCATCGGCAGCGATAAGCCTACCCCTATCACTTACAGCGGTCTGAAAATAGCCGAGAGCGAAGAAGCCAAACGCCTCTCAAAGCTTGGCACCCCCATTGTCTTCCCCATTAAGTTCAAAGGCGGCAGCTATAAGTTCTATAACAGCAAAGGGCAAATCACCGAAAAAGCCCTTGCTGACCTTTGGCTACCCCCTGCCACAATGGCAGACTTCTCCCGCTCAAAGATGCTTACACGTACCGATGTGATAGGTGGCAACGGCACCGTCAAAGAAATTTACGGCTTCGACGATTGGAGCATCCGCATCCGCACCCTCTGCATCACCGATGAGCTTACTGTCCGAGAGTATGAGCGTCGCCTCGTTGAGTGGAGTGAAGCCGTGCAGAGCATATCTGTAGAAGGCGAACTCTTTGGGTGGAAGAACATCCACAATATAGTCATAGAAAGCATTGACATACGAAGCCTTGAAGGTAGCCCCAACCTGATACCCATAGAACTAAACTGCATCAGTGACGAACCCTTTGAACTCATCTATAAGCTATGACCCTCGCTCTACAAACCGAAATCACCTTTTACCCCTTGAAAGGATTGCCCTTTAAGGTGCAGAAAGTCTCCGCCATAGAGATAGAAAGCAGTTGGAAAATGCTCACCGATACGGCAACTATCGTACTACCCCGCAACGTAGGCGACTTTGATAAGCAAAAGGTGCGCGACCTCTTTAAGGTAGGCGACAAAGTAAGCATTAAGATGGGCTATAACGGCACCCTTGTAGAAGAGTTCACAGGCTACATCACACAAGTATCCGCCGACTTCCCTATACGTCTCACCCTCTCCGATGAGATGTGGAAGCTAAGGCAGCTCCCTGTAAACTACGCCGCCTCAAGCGTAACTCTGAAAAAGTTCCTTACTGACATAGTAAAGAGCCTACCCATCAATACCGATGCCGATGTACCTCTTGGAGCTGTACGTTTTAGCAAAACCACCCTTGGGGCAGTGCTTGATAAGCTCCAAAAAGAATGGGCAATATACAGCTTTATTAGAGAAGGTAAATTAACAGTTGCCAAACCCTATTCAGAAGTAAGTAAACCAAATGAATATCACACCTTTGACTTAGAGCGCAACTGTACTGACAATAGCCTCAAATACCTATCGAAGGAAGAACGCACCGTAAAGATCGTTGGCACTGCCACCCACGGCAAAGGCAATAAACTCAAAGCTGAGTACGGCGATGAGAACCCTGTAACAACCATCAATATGAGCTGGAACGTAAGCACACAAGAAGAACTCGACAAAGAAGTACGTCGCCTGTATGAACTCAGTAAACACGAAGGCTTTGAAGGCACCTTTACCACCTACGGTATCCCCAGCGTGCAACACGGGCAAAAAGTAAAGATAACATCCACCCTTTACCCCGACCGCCACGGCACCTATTACGTAGACCGCGTAAAGAAAACCCTCGAAGCCTCACAATACCGCCAAGAAATAGAAATAGGGGTGCGTGCCGCACAGGCTACTAACCCCTAATCACTGACCCCTAACCCCTAATAAATGAATATAGTAGACGAATTTACCTCTCTGATGACAAAGAACATCAAAAGCCAAGTACCCACCCAAGTGCAGTGGGCACGCATCAGCTCAGTCAATTGGGAAGAAAAAACCTGCCAGGCAACCGACTTAGATAGCGACTTACCTTTCCTCGGCGTACTACTCGGCATCGGCAGCCTCTACCTCAAGCCAAAGGTAGGAAGCCTTGCCCTGATAGGCATCATTGAAAACAGCGACACCAAGCCCTTCCTTTTGCACGCCGAGAGCCTTGAAGCCTTTGAGGTAAACACCGAAAAAGCCAGCTTTACCATCGACGAGAAGCTACTGGTAAAAAACCACCGCGAGAGCCTTACCACCCTCATCGCCGACCTGCTGGCAGCCATCAAACGGATGCGCTTTACCACCAACGTAGGTCCCACCATTAACCTGGTAAACCTTCAGGAGTTCGTAACCCTTGAATCCCGATTTAAAAACCTTTTAAAAGACGCTTAAAACAATGAACAAACTCAACCTAAAACACACAGGCGGCTTCCCCTTTGAAACCAACACCCTTGACTATATGCAGGATGCTTACAGCCTCTTTAACACCCTTGGTGCTATGGCAGGCGAGCTGGTAATCCTCAAAGGCTGTGAGATCACAGGCAACAGCGTTGCCAGCGGCGTGGTCTACATCAAAGCCCTTGACGAGGTGTTGCCCTTCAAAGGCAGTACCCTCTCTGATAAAGTAATTGTAAGAGAAGACATCACCTCTCTACCCTTTGAGGACGGCACCAGCAAAGATGTAGAGCACACCCGTTATGCTACCTTTGGCAACAGCCCCGATGGCTACCTTTGGGCAGACTTTAAGCGCATTGATCCCTTAACCACCGTCATCGCTCGCATTGCCAAGTTAGAGTGGCGCGTCAAGCATACCATTCCTATTGGTACCGTAGCAATATGGGGTAAACCCGCAGATGCGATTCCTATCGGCTGGATAGAATACGAACCTATGCGCGGCTATGTACCTGTGGGCTACCGTCCACGCGATTTTGATTTTGGCACACTTGATAAAACTTTGGGTGAAAGAACACATACCCTGACTACTGGAGAGATGCCAAGCCACAACCACTCTGCTAACACTAATAATTACTATTATTCACAAGATGATAGTGGAAAAGGAGGTTCTAACTGGGAAGTATCAGTAAACAACACAGGAGGTCCCAGAGGGAATTATCAAGGTGATGTAACAGCACCATTTACACAATCAGAAGGTGGTAACCAGCCCCACAACAATATCCAGCCCTCACGCGTAGTAAAATTCATTCAATTTGTAGGCTTTGACGACTAATCCCTAATCACTAACCCCTAACGACTAAATAAAAATGGCAACAGCAAAAGAAATACTCAAAGGTTGGTTCTCCAACTTCAAGAAACCCACCCAAAACCAATTTTGGGCGTGGATAGAAAGCTATTGGCACAAGGATGAAAAGATGCCCATTGATAGTGTCGAAGGACTTAAAGCAGCTCTCGAAAACACTGTTAGTGCCGAGATGATTAATAATCATATCAATGATACCAACGCACACCAAGCTCTTTTTGACCGCAAGCTCGACAAAGGTAGCTACACAGGTACAGCAGCAGACCTCAAAGCCGCTATTGATGCTATCAACCATATCTTGCAATCAGACGACACTGACCTCGACCAACTGCAAGAGATTGTAAACTATATCAAGCAGAATAAGCAAATCCTCTCTCAGCTGGGCATTAGCAACATTGCAGGTTTAGAAGATGCTCTGGCAGGTAAAATGGGCAAAGACAATATCATTGCTGGAGATAATATTACCATCACAGAGGAAAATGGTAATAAGAAGATAAGTGCAAATCTATCTTCCCAAGTTGAAACTATTAAAGAAGTTAAAGTTAGATATCCTGCAACAGCTACTTTTTGGTTAGAAGAAAAAGATAACATTAATAACTGTATATTAGTACTAAGTTCTGAAAATGTAACAAAAGATGCAACCTTATCTTTTCCTCAATCCAAAAACATAACTTTTGCAATTATTAAAACCTTTCCTCAAAAACTAACCTTCTCTGGAGATTATATAGGAGATAATTCTATAGAGGGAGGTGTTGGCAGTACAGCTACTATTACAGTTTGTAATGGTAAGATGTATTCGAGTATTAACAATAAATAATTAACCTATGAATTGTCAATCGTTTTTTGATTTAGGTAATGCAGGTAAGGAAGTAGGATTATTCAATGCTGTATTAGTAGAACAATCTTTTAATTTAGATACCCTTAGCACAAATCCATACATACATTTTTATTTTGATCCAGAGCAAGAGGAAGATATATACAATAAGTTTTGTACACTATTTGGAACAATTAATAATGCTTTTTATCTTATAGATGACAATGCTCCTAATGCTCATTTGAATAATAGAGTGGAAGCAACTGTAACTACTGAGACAGGTAGAATAACTATAAGGCTTAATATGACGGGATTTTGGGGTAATATTGATGAGAGCAACACCAATATTTCTCATACTTTAAAAATATATCAAAGTCACGTAAGTTTTGACTATTCACCTTACACAAAAAAACTCCTGAAAGGGAAGAAAAAAGGTAATATTTGGAATACACAGGAAGCAATTATAGGCAGTTTGATGGTTACAAAAACTCTAACTCCTCCACCAACAATGAACCTTAGAGAAGTATTCACAACTCTTACAGGAAATTTAGATGCCACGCGATGGTGTAATCGTGGAGATGTTAATTTTATAAATGGTACTATCGATTGTTTGTGTAATGTTAAGGATAATGATCAAGATTTCTATAGCAATTGGCAATGGGGCAATGGGAAGGAAGATAGGTTTGTTTGGTGTGGTTTTAGTTTAAAGGGCTACTTGATTAGTATTTATGAAACGAACTCTCAGACGTCAATCCTCTTAGATAAAGTTTCTTCATTTGGATATACCAATAATAATACTAATAAAAATAATGGGACATACATAATTAAAGATGAAAAAAATAAAATTATAAGAGAAAACGACTATTTTGAGGGTTACTGTACGCTAACAAATATAGCTACAAATGAGATTTCACCTATGTATAAACTATATTTAGGATGCTCTCACGAACCATTTTAATTAGATAAATTATGCACAAATACATCATTAAACTCTTTGCCTTATCTTACATCACTAAGGTAGGCAGCTTTACACGAGGGGCAAATATCATTTTCCCTCTTATGGTACTCAGTGGGACACTTGCCATCTACAACAGCCCTTTACAATACATAGTTTATGTGCTATTGTTTATCGTCCTATACTTTGGCTTTGTGTACTTCCACTTCTATCCGCTCACGCGGGCAGATGCAAAATATTTCGATGCCTCACAACGTCATCAGTGGGCAATCTATCACGGCAAAAAATACCCCTTAGCATACAATCCGCTGTGGGTAGCACTCGTAAACCCGATTGTCATCATCCTGTTTTTAATCTATTATCTATTATGCTAACACTCAAAAAATCCACTCGACAAATCACCTACCTCGTCGTCCACTGCTCAGCCACACCCGAAGGCAAAGCCTTTACTGTAAAGGATATCGACCAGTGGCACCGTGCACGCGGCTTCAAAGGCATAGGCTACAACTACGTCATCTACCTTGACGGCACTATTCACGAGGGCAGAGATGTAAACCTCATCCCCGCTCACGTTGAGGGGCATAACAAAGATAGCATTGGTATCTGCTACATCGGCGGGTGTGAGGCACACAGCCAATTACCCAAAGACACCCGCACCCCGCAGCAGAAAGTCGCCCTATTAGAGCTACTCAAAGCCCTAAAAAAGCTCTACCCCAACGCCCAAATCTTAGGGCACCGCGATTTTGCAGGCGTTAACAAAGCCTGCCCAAGTTTCGATGCCAAAACCGAGTACAAACAGCTTTGAGCTTAGACCTACATTGGACTTACGTTGGACCTACATTGGACTAATAGAATAAATAATAAACAAAAATAAACACGTATGAAACACTATGCACTGTGCACTATCCTCTGTGCACTAATGCTAACCGCCTGCCGCACCAAGCAGGTATCCACCGAAAAGACTGTGCAGACCACTGAGCGGCATTATAACGCCCAGCTCGACAGCCTATTTACCGAAATAGGCAAGAAGGTCAGCACCCTCGAAAACCAGTCCCTATTGCAGTCGGCGCACTTCTCACTGAGCACCGTAACAGATAAAGACGGCACCGTCCGCGACCTCATCTATACCCACGAGAAGGACGGCAAACTCATTGAGAAAATCACCCTCACAGGCGGGGTGCTCACTCAAAGCGGGCAATATGCCAATACCGCCAGCAGTGAGCGACAAGAGCTAAGCAGCCAGCAATTTGCGCGCGCAAAAGCCATAAATAACACATCAGAGCGCAGGGCTGTAAAGAACACTCATAAACAAAAACAAGTCAAAGTACACGGCTTTCAGGCAGGCGTATACATCACCCTCAGCATTATAGCAATCGCCTTAGTAGTCCTTGCCTTTATTGCTTGGCGTCTCAACCTGTTTCAATACTTTAAAAAGAATTTAAAAGGTATTTAAATACCACTTCAATGGAGGAACGAAGTAAAAAAGATGCCTCCGCTTAATATAGTTCCCCAACTATAAAATACGACCCGAAAGCCCTGCGGAGGACATCTCTAATGTCTTCTGTGGGTTTTCGGGCTATTATTTATTATAGTTGGGGAACTGCAAAAGTACAAATAATAACTTAACCAACCAAAACTTCTATGAAAAATACATCAAAAATCTATCAACGCACACCAATAACTTACTATGGTGGTAAGCAGACAATGCTACCCTACATCCTACCTTTAATCCCTGAGCATCAACTCTATGTAGAACCCTTCTTTGGCGGAGGCGCAGTATTTTGGGCAAAACAACCCACGAAAGTAGAAATCATCAATGACTTCAATGCCAACGTCTACAACTTCTATCAAGTGCTCAAAACAGACTTCCAGCAGCTCAAAACACTCGTAGAACGAACTCTCGTAAGCCGCGAAGCCTATAAACACGCCTTAGTGATTTATCACTCACCCTTTGTCTTTACTCCCATTGAACGCGCTTGGGCATTTTGGTTTGCTACCAATTGTGGTTTTTCCAACCAAATACTCAACTGCCGCATCACCAGCAATGGCAAGAATGTAGGTGCTTTAAACAACAAGATAAAAGAGTTTACCGACATATACTCTCAGCGTCTACAGACCGTACAGATTGAAAATAACGATGCCCTAAGTGTGATCGAGCACCGCGATACCCCTACCACCTTCTTCTACATTGATCCACCCTATGTAGGTGCTGACCAAGGACATTATGGTGGCTACACCCAAGAGCATTTTGACGCTCTTCTGTCTGTACTTACAAAGGTAAAAGGTAAGTTCCTACTCAGCAGCTACCACAACCCTGAATTAAGCCGCTTAGTAGTTGAATATGGCTGGTATCAGCAAGAAATAGCACTACACTTAAGCAGTGCCAACACCAAGGGTAAAAAACGCTTAGAGATACTCACAGCTAATTACCCCATAAAAGTATAA